GCCCCACTGCTTCTCCGTGACGCCCTTGCCGAGCATCTCCATGCTGATCGTGTTCGCGAGATCCTTCAGATCCCCTTCACCGAGGGGGTCGTAGGAGACGCTTGTCTGTGCCATGCCACTAACACCACCACCGCCTCCACTGCCACCGGAGGAGCGGCCACCGCTACCGCCCGAGGAACGTGAACCGCCACCGGAAGTGGGGGTGGCAGTCGGTGCAGCCGTAGCGCCGAAGCCTGCATCCTGCGCGATCCGTGTGATCGCATCCGTCACCGAGATGTTGTTCTTCTTCGCCAGATCAACCGACTGCTGCCACAGGCTGTTCACCGTCCTGCCGTGACCCATGTGCTTCGCCAACTTGACGAGGAAACTCTCCGTGCCCTCCATCATCGGCTGCCGGAAATCGGTGTTACCCGGCGCAAACTGCGTTTCAAGGATGTTCGCTGGCGCGTACTGGGTACGTGGGCTAGACCACGGATTCGTCGGCGTAGGTGTGTACACCGCCACGCGAGGAGACTCGTTACCTCCAGTGCCAGTCGACTGGACCTGGGGCTGCTGAGTCGTCTGGGGTGCGGCCACCCCCAACGCTCCAGCAAGACTGGACGCATCAGCAGGCTTCGGATCACCAGGTTTAGGTGCCATTACTGAACCGTCACTCTCTCAAGATTGTCACTATCAAGCCAGCGGTCATAGAAGTCAGCGAACTTCGTATTCGATCCACGAAGTTTCGCCACGTAGGCACCCCACAGTTCCGCGATCTGCTGGTTGCTCTTCGCATCGATCGACTTCGACCCGCCGGCAGCGTCGTTCTGCTCCAGCGCCTGCACGATCAGCTCCCGCTTCGCGAGATAATCCTCAGCCAGAACCCACAGATCCTTGTCCGGTGAAGACCCCACGAACGACTTCTCCCGCGTGATCGTCGTCACCGCCTGCAATGTGTTACGGATATTGGCGCTGTTCTTCGTCAGCTCACGGGCCGTGTACCACTCAGGGTTACCGGACTCCTGACTGGATAGCCACGCATCCCACGCAGCCTTACCCGACTCAGCGCCCTTATCCTGCAGCGACTTGAAACCATTGTCCGCGAGCCAGTTGTCCACGAGAGCCTTCTTGCCACGGTACTCATCCCAACCCTTCGAGATGGCTGCGGCCTTATCGAACGCCTCAATGTCCTGCTGGCCGTGGATCGTCATCGTCACACCGGGGCGGATCGGGGTTCCCGACATCCACCCGTACACGGTCGGATTGAACTCGCCCCGAGAAACAGGGTTCGTCACCAACTGGCCGAACTTCGGGTCGATCTTCGTGACCTGATTCCACAGCCCCGTGTTCGACTTGTACGCCTTGTACGCGCCCATGTCAGCGGACATGCCAGTCGGGTTCGATGACAGCGACTGCTTCAGAACGAAGTACTCAGGGTACTTCGCGTCGAACTGCCGCTCACCCTCCTCGAACCCGTACTGGGTCGTGAGACGGTGGTACTCGTTGATGTACTGCTGGTACGGGGACCGCCACCGCATGGCGGACGGCTGCGTCATCGCCGTGACGAGCCGCAACTTCCGGTACTCTCGAGCCTTCTCAATGGCTTGCTCAGCAGTCGGCTTCGCCGTACCCTCCGCGTTGGCCTGGTTCAGCATGTCCCGGTAGATGCCCAAAGCGGACATCATGAACTCCTTGTTACCCTCACCGCCAGTGAGGATCTGGACCTGTTTCAACGACGCCGACAGGGTATTCGCGGTTGGATCATCCGAGGCCGTACCGAACGGGACGACGAAACGGTAGGCCTGGTCAGCGCCATGCTCACCGAGGAACTCCGACAGGACGCTCTTGACCGTGTCCTCGCGGACAGGATCCGCAGCGATCCACATCGATATGGGCGTGGAGATCAGGAACGACACGCCAGGAAGGTACGGGGAATCGCCGGGGAGGACGAAGTTCATCGACCCCTTCGGGAAATCCGGAACCTGACCACCGGGCGTGTACTTCGACAGTGCCTTAGCGATCGGCTCAGGAAGGACAACAAACGCTTCCTTCGAGAACGGTGACCCAGCCGGTAGCTCATTGCCGTCCTTGTCCACTACAAGACCGGCCTTGTTCGGGGCGTTCCAGATCATGGAAGCCCTCGCGATCACAGAAGGATCCTCGTACCCGAGGCGCAGCCACGTCTTGATCGTGTTCTCGTAGGCGGGGAAGAACGGCATCACCCAACGCAGGAACATCGCCGGATTGCTGTACCGCTCAATCGTGTACAGGGTCCGCTTCGTCTCCTTCAAAGCGAAGGAATGTGCGGCGTTCTTAATCCGATCCGCCACTTCCGGCGTGATCTCCCGACCCTGATCAGCCAGCATGCGCGTGATACGGCCCTGCTCCGCCATGTGCATCTGACGGTAGAACGGATGCCGTGCAGCGAGATCCTCAGGCGCTGAACCAATCAGGCGGTACACCTTCGTCAATCCCGCCCGAGCAGCCTTAGCCGCCGTATGGTTCGTCACCATCGTCTCCGCGAGCTGGCGACCGTGGATCTGCGGCAGATCACTGCCGCGCAGCGCAGCCTCAAGATCGACCGGAGACAGCGACTCCTCAGCGGCACGGGCGCGAAGAGCGGGATCAGGAAGGTAGTCGTTGACCATCCCGTACACGGTGTCGACGTGCGCCTGGATGTCCAGCATGGAGATGTCCATCTCCCGCCGATACCACTTCCCGTCGTTGCTACGCAGCCACTTCACTGCGTCACGGACCCGCGTACCGTCAAGAGCCATCTTCGCGAGAGGATCATTCTTGAACTGGTGATTGACGACGTTGGCGAACTCATCGAAGTAATGCTTCTCGCCGGGGTTGATGACATCCCACGAGTTGGTCAGGCGCTGCTGCTGCAACTCCATACGGGACATCTGCCCCTGCAGGAACTTCTCGTAAGTCCCATCCGCAGACGAGTTCATACGGGCAATGTCACCGATCGTGTCGGAGAACACGTCCTTGTCGCCCAGACGCTGACGCTTCCCGAAGCCGGTGCGACGGTCAGCCGCGTCCTGCAGCTTCGAGTACAGGGAAGACAACTGCTCTTCAATGCTGCGGATGTCGTCAATAGCGGACAGCGCGATCTGCTTGTCCGTCTCGTTCATGTAGTACTCACGGGCACCGAGCGGTGCAGGATTACGGACTCGAGCCTGCTTAGCCACGCGACCGGGAACAGTCTCGCCCATCGCGTTGGCCGTCTTCACGTTGTGCAGCCAGTTTTCGACCACGTACACGTCGGGCAACTGCCGGGTCTTCGCCACGTTACGAAGCGACGACACGGGGATGTCACCGGATTCGACGGCCCTCGCGGGGGCACCCTTGCGGGTGTTCGCCAGGGGCACGAGATCCTCGTCAGTCAGTTCGCGAACGTTCTTCACGACGACATGCTTGCCGTCCCGAATCGTCACGATCTCCTTGCCGGAAGCCTGCAGCTCACGCAGCCGGGTGCGTGCCGCCTTCGCTCGCAGATGCCGGTACGCCTGCACGTCGACACCCGTCAGGATCTCACCGGACTGCTCGCGGGAATGCAGGCTCAGGAACTGCCGGCGCTGCCTTGTCGGCAGCAGGGAATCGGACGCAGAACCGATCGACAACTCCAGATCGGGAAGGTCGAACTTCACGCCGTGGTCAGCGGACGCCGCGTAGTAGGCGTCCCTTTGCATCGTGTCCACACCGGACGCTGCGGGCATCTCCCCGAACCGCACGTACTCCGACTGGGCACGAAGGCCGTGCAACTGGTTCTCTGCCGCCTGCTGCGCGTCACGAAGAAGATCGATCTGCTTGCTGATGTGCTTCGGTGACTTGCCGGCGACTACCTCGTACACGTAGTTACGGGCGATCTTCTCGCGCCGTGCATCGTTCGACATGGCACGCTTCACTGAACCCCAGGGATCCGTGAACGCGGGGATGAAACCGTACCCCGCTGCTGCACGAGCGTTGCCTTCAGCGAGGTTGCGGACGACGTAGCCCAACCGGAAGAGGACGGAGAACTTCCACGCAGTGTAGATGGGTTCGAGGACGGAATGCACCACGTCCCCCGTTGCCCCCACCGCGGCCTTCAGAGGGTTCTGGTGCCGGCGGATGAGATCCTCGTAGACACGGAAATCCATCATCGGAAGCGAATCAGCGAGCTGCGACGACAGCGTCGGTGACTTGATGATCGTCCCATCAGTGTCGATGCCGTACCCGCGGTCCTTCAAGAACGATGTCGCAGACTCACGACTGCGGTTGTACGAGGCGTACAGGGAATCCGCCACCTTCGCGGAGATCCCGTACTGGCTGGCGATCCTGTTCGCCGCTTGCCGTTCCAGCTGGGTGACAACGTTCATGCGGGTCGTGACGTTTGACGCGCCGAGGTAGGCGTTCATCACGTCACGCTTGTACAGCGCATTCTGCATACGGGACAGGGTGGGGGAGTTGGTCAGCGCAGCGAACAACTCATCCGCGGAATCGTTGAACAACTGCCCCTTGATACCGATGTATCCCGCAGGCCGTGAACCCTGCGCCCAGTTGATGCCCTTCGTGATGACACGTACAGGACGGACGTAGGGGTTGCGCTGGTATACGCGGTCCACCCACTGGGGGGCCATGTTCTCCAGCGCCGTGTTCGATACTGCGCGCTTAGGATCCAGTCGCGACTCTCCACGCTCCGCATACCAGGTAGCTCGAGCGCCCTCCAGCGTCTTCGACACGGAACCGACACGGTTGATGACCGGCTTGTCCTCGAGGAACAGGGCACGCTGCAGATACACGTCCCTCGCGGACAGGTCAGCAACGATCTGGTCAAGACGTTCAACGTCCTGTGGGCGCTTAACCCACAGGTCATCGCCCAGTTCACCGATCGGCTTCTTGAACGAAGATGCCTGGATGTCATCAAGCTTGTGTGCCCGATCAAGTGCATCGGCGGTGGACGCGGCGCGTTGGCGCAGCACGTTCATGGCGTCGGCGTTCCCGATACCCGCCTTCACGATCAGAGCAGAGTTCTCCAGGTCAGTTGACTCACCGAGGAGGGATGCGACAAGACCCTTGTTGGACGACTTCGACGCCCACGGATCGAAGATCATCGCCGCAGGATCCTTGTCCAGCGTCCGCTCGAGGCTCTTCCCGAGAGCAGTCTCCTTGCCGGCGATACCACCGGACTTGCGGTACATGACATGGGAATCGATCTGTGCGCTGAGTGCCGCCACATCCTCAGACGTTCGGATCGTCCGAGTCGTCAGGCCCATGAACGAATGCCCACCGACCTGAGCGCCCGTTCGGGCGATCTTCGCCGCCTTGCCCAGAACTACGCCGCCATCGGCGTACCAGTCGAAGATGGCGTCACCCAGACCGGACTGCATCTTCCCCATCGGGGAAGCATTAGCCAGGTCGCGGTCGGACTGCTTGGTGATGTCGAAACCGGGCAGCGTCTGGGGCAGCATCTGCGGTTGCAGCTCTGCACGCTTCGCGGCGGCAGCCGCCGGATTAGCGGAATGCTGGACCGTCCAGTCCAGTGCCTTGTTGTACAAGCCGCCGGCGATTGACTGTGGGCCGAGGCTGTTAGCCATCGCTGCCTGACCCGGAGAAACAGTGTGCGCCTGATCCCACGACATCGTGTTGATACCGCCAGGAAGTGCGGCAATACCGTAGGTGCCGCCAGCGGCTATCTCGTTCGTGGTCGCCGCAAGAGCCTGCAGCCCGATAGTGGCTCCAGGGATGTTCTCAGCCGCACCGCCAAGGGCGTTACCCACCGTGTTGAACACAGCCTGACCCGCATGGTCAACGCCATCAACGACACCCTTGAACGTGTCCCAGAGACTCACCCGTCACCGCGAGTGATGGAGTCAAGGAACATGTCGCGTGCCTGGTCGTTGGGCCAGTCAACCTTGCCCAGTCCCATGATGATGCCGACCGACTCATGACCGATGCGGTCGACAGCGGCGGATACGTTCTCGATGAATGTCATTGCACAACTGCTTTCACATATTGCACGAACCTGCGGAACGACTCCGTGCCGTAGTCGGAGTTCGATGCTGCCTCGAGGGCAGGCAGGATGCTGACAAGGTTCTGAGCCTCTTCCTGGCTCATAGACGACAGCGTCTTGCGGTTCAAATCTGGGCCTGCTCCGGGTCCGAAAGGGGCACCCGCTGTGACAGGCTCAGTTGGTCGCTGCGTCGTAGTGAACAGGGGAGTGGCGGCGGCGCTCTGTCCGGTGGGAACAGTATTCCTAGAACGCGCATTGGTCACCGATGGTGCCGCCGCCAGAGGCGCAGACGACTGAATGTCCATGTAGTCTGCGTTCTCCCCATAAGCCATACCCGTCATCTGGGCAGGCGTCTGCTGGGGGCCACCGTCAGTACGACGGGAAAGACGGCCCGGTGCGGAGACAGGGGCGGGATTGCTGGGGGTCCGCGGACCACCGTGGCCGTTAGCCATCCTCTTCCCCTGTCTCCTCGTCATCCTCAACCGATGTGGCGAGGCTGTACGGGAGAAGCCCGTAGGTGTGCGCCAAAGCCAGCGCCTCCTCGAGCATCTCCATCATGCGGTTCTTGATGTCGTGGGCCACGTCGGGATTCCACGACACGTCCTCCACGTTCCACTGCACGGCGATAGCGCCGATCGAAATCGCGGCGGAGATGTCCTTGCTACGTACTTCTTGCATGACAACCCCCGAACGACGACGTGGATGAGCTACTTGGAACCCTTGGTTCCCTTGCCACCGGGCGCACCGAACCGGACACCCGAACTGGCGGGGGTGCTGGGCTTCGGGCGGGAGGTGTTCATGATCGGGGTAGAGATGTGCGGCGTACCGGCGCTACCCTTGTTCGGCTGGGGCATTGCTTTCTCCATTCGTTAGGTATGGCATCAGATTGGTGTACGGCGGGAAACCCCAGCCGACAATTGCGGTTGACCATTGGAACCCATAGCGGCGAACAGCATCTGCAGATCAGGTCTGCCGCCAGGAGCCTGGCCGGCCTGACCGGGAGCGACGCCCTGCATCGTGCCGTCCTCGTTCATGCCAGGTGGTGCGCCGCCGCCGGGGGGAGCCATGCCGGGAGAGGTAGCGGCCCCAGCGGCAGGCTCAACCCCCTCTGCGGCGGCGGTTTCAGGTGAGTTCGCGGGTTCCGGCGGCTCGAAAGCCTCCTGCGCCACTTCCTCAATAGCCTTACCCTCATTCAAACCGTTGATGATCCCGACAACCTTCGCGATTGCCTGAGCAGGATCCTGACCCGCCTGCACCATGACGGGGATCGACTGCACGTAGCCGGCGATAGCCTGCTTCAAAGCGTCCCGCATGTCCTCGCGGTTGATCTTCGTTTCCTCTTCCGAGGGGTTGATGCTGAACGGCATCTGCGACATCCCGAACTCGCGGGACACCAGCTTGTCGCCACGCGCCTGCAAGTAGAAGACGAGGGCACGGTTCGGGTCCAGACCAGCCATCAGGCCGTACTGCACATCCACCGAATGGTCGCCCTTGATGTCCTTGCTGGGGCGGTACTTCACCTCATACGGTGCGCCCTGCGCGTTGCCGCGGAGGATCTTCTCCTCACCACCGAACAGCTTCTCATCCACCCGCAGGGCCTTGCTCACCAGACGAGTGAGGCCGTTCGCGAACATTGCCTGCCCGGTACGCACCTGAGTGTCGAAACCGGACATGAGTGCCTGCACGCCGCGGCCCGTGATCACGGAACCGTCCATCTCACCGTTACGCGCATTCGGGTAACGGGAACCCTGACGCAATTCCTGGTCAAGGATGCCCTGCTGCGCGAAAGCACTCTGTGGAAGCTCGATCGGAACCCGTCGAACCTTCTCACCCTGTGAGGTTCTGATCACCGAATCTGAACCCAGCGACAGTTCTTGCACATCTGGGGGAAGCACGATCGGTGCCTGCACCGACTTCTGCGCCGCCTCGAGCGATAGCAGAGCGAACCGTGCCTTCGCCACCTGGACGGCGAGAACGTCATCGAACTGCCCGTGGGTGTCATTGTCGATGCCGGGGCGCTTGATCCACTCCACCAGGCATTCGTTCAACGGATTGTCGACGGACTCCAGAACCATCGGTTCCTTCGCCCGTGGCAGGAAGATCAGGTCCACCGTCTTGTCGTGGTAGCGGACCACCTCCACCAGGTCGTTACCCGCCGTGGGCATCCCCAACGCGCCTTCAGCGTGCGGGTACATGGCGGTCAGCTCGTCACGGGACTTGAAGAACGTGAAGAACGCCGCCTGCACCTGACCCCAACGGTCATAGATCGGGTAGGAGCCGATCGCGTCCATGAACGTGATCCGCGGCAGCCGGTCCTCGAAGTCGATCTCCACCATCGCCGGCACGAAGCCGTACGTGAAGTACGAGTCGGCGGCGGAGTACATCTGCACCTGGAGGTTGCAATGCTCCACGTAGCCGTTCACGATGCGGGTCCGCTTCTCCGCGAACTCCCGCGCCGCATCCGAACCGGAACGGTTCGAGTGGCAGTTGAACGCCGGCAGTGGGGCCATCACCTCAGCGAGATCACGGGCGGCAACGTCGACCATGTTCGCGACAATGCCCCGGTCGAACGGACCCTCAGGGAACAGGTCAGGGAACACGTCCCGCATGCGGCCCTGACGGACCGCCAGCACGTTCTGCATGCGCGTATCACGCTCTGTAGAGCGCGACTTAGTGCGCTCATACAGGCCGCGAATCTCCTGCAGGCTTGGTGCCACGTTAATCTCCCATGTCCTAGAACCCCACCGGGGTGAATGCGTGCTGCGCTTCCGTGTCCAACAGGTTCACCGTCGTCTGACCGCGCCTGTCCCACGGCGTCGTGAACGGGTTGTTGATGTGGGTCCGCATGTTCGACGCCAGCATCACCCGGTCCTTGCACGCCAGCTCCGCGAACCACAGAGCCATCACGCAGTCCGTCTTCGTGGACTTCGGAAGGTCCGGTGCCCACGTCACCAACTGCTCCACCAGCGCCTTCGCCGCCTCACTGAAAGCAGTCGACGGCAACTCGATCAACTGGGTGTCCTCTTTCCAGCCGTTGAACAGCATCGCCATCGCGGCGACACCGAACCCCGAGTCGTGCTTGTTCATGCCCGTCCAATGCGGACGGATCATCGTTCCCCGTGCCGCACAGAAGTTGTTCAACTCCCGGTCGTGGACCAGGAACCCTTGGAAGCCGTTCTTCTCGATCCGCCACTCCGCGATCCCGTACTTCACGGTCCAGCTCATGATCAGTTCCCGCATCTCCTCAGGCGTCGTACCCGCCTTGTTGTAGATGTCCAGAACGTAACGTTTGTGGCTTGCTACGTCCAAGCCAATAACGACCGCAGACGTGTGACCGGCAGTAGCAGGATCCAGTCCGGCGAGAATCGTCAGCCCGTCCATCCCGTTCGGGCGGCAGTTCACCATCCCGCGGGGGATCAGGCCCGTCATCCGGTTCCCGTTGATGCTCGCTTTCACCGCATCCTGGTCGAAGACGCCGTCATCCGGCACCTGACGCTGCATGTACACCATCGACCATGCTCGAGGGCTGACCCTCGCACGCTTCTTGTTCAGCCGTAGACCGTCCCACTTCGGGAACAAGCCGTCCGCGTCAGGCTCGAGGGCTTCACCCTTCGACCCGGCCTCCGGTTGGTTCGACCTGGGCCACAGCGTCTCCCAGCCATCCGGCTTCTCACTGAAGTTCAGCACCGCCGGCATAGCCAGATACGTCCACGGGCTGATCTCGTCGGGGTAGCGCATCGGATCCCGCAGCTCCGAATAGAGATCCTTCGCTGCGAGGCGAGTCCCCACGATCAGCAGAGCGCCCTGCGCTCCGATACGGGAGATCACCTCCGACTGGATCCAGTCGATCTGCTTCTCGTACTCGTGGGCGTTCGTCAAGTCGACGCAGTCGTCCAGCACGATCAGGTCAGCTCTGGATCCGTATACGTGGCCGCGGATGCCGAGGGCCTGGACCGTAGGGTCCTTCTCACCCGAGTCGCGCCCGTCCGGGTTCACGTAGATCATGTTCTGGTTCCACGCCTCAGCGTCCTTATCGAACCCACCGGGCGGCGCGTAGCGCATCAGCATGTCCGCGTACTTCGGATGCGTCAGGCGAGTCTTGATCGCGTACAGCATCTTCTGCGCCATCGCCAGCGTCTTCGACACCAAGATCACGCGAATGTTCGGATCCATAGCGATCCGGTACGTCACATAGTTGATCGTGATGCTCGTGGTCTTCGCATGCTCCGGGGGCATGTTCACCATGATCAGGTCCGGCTCACCCTGCTCGAACGTCATAGCCGGATGCACCCACGCTGGACCCCTGCGCTCGATCAAGTCGACGACGTTCTGCATGTGCGGGAACACTGCCGCATCCATGAACTGACCCGACCAGTCGGAGAAACCCATCTCCTCACCAGCGACCGGGGCAGCCGTCTCACGCATCCGCTTGACCCGGGCGTTGTTTAAATGCGCGTACCCCACTATGCAACTAAGGGCAGTGACGGATGTTTCTAGTATTCTGGGGACATGTGCCGTATTGTCCTATTTTGACACTATATTATTTGTG